CCAGCGTTGGCTTTAAGGGCATCTGCAAGAAGGTGCTCATTATCATGCTGGTGGGTGTTGCCCACATCGTTGATCTTCATGTGGTAGGCACCGGCAACGCTCTGCGCGGTGCCGTAGTGTGCTTCTACCTGTCCAATGAGGGCGTATCCCTTCTGGAGAATGCGGCTCACCTTGGACTGCCTATCCCGGAAAAGATGAAGAGCATTCTTGCTCAGCTTCACAATCGAATTGACGATACCACGACCGACCAGAGCAGCGGCGCATAACCGCTGTTCTTTTGATTGGAGGAAATCATGAGCGAAAGAATCAATATCCCGTATACCAGTGAACACTTCGTTGCCTTCTGCCTGTCCATGCTGGGCCAGCCCTATTGGTACGGCACAGTTGTCTACAAGTGTTCCGAATCTCTGCGAAGCCGAAAGGCCAAGCAGTATCCGTCCCATTACAAGGACTCCCGCACAGCCCGCTACAAGGATGACATTGCCAAGAAGAAGGTCTGCGCTGACTGTGTCGGCCTGATCAAGGGCTACAACTGGACGAGCGGCGGCGCTGGCGTGATCGAAGCAATCGGCACGGACAAGTCGATCTCCAGTAAGTACGGCGGCAACGGCTGTCCCGATAAGTCTGCCAACGGCATGTTCACCTATGCCAAGAGCAAGGGCTGTGCCTGGGGTACGATTGACACGCTGCCGGAGATTCCGGGCGTTGCGCTCCGTTCCGATGGTCATGTTGGCGTGTATGTCGGTGACGGCTGCGCTGTCGAGGAGCGCGGTTTTTCGTATGGCTGTGTGAAGACCAAGGTGTCCTCACGCAAATGGACGCACTGGTTTCAGCTTCCCTTCGTGGATTACGGCGATGCAGTGTTCACGGGCGGCTCTTATGTCAAGCCCGATACCGCAGATACCGTGTACACTCTGGGCACCCGTACTCTGAAGAATGGCAGCAAGGGTACGGACGTAAAGGCTATGCAGGAATTCCTCCTGCAGCTGGAATACAGTCTGCCCAAGTATGGTGCTGACGGTGAGTTCGGTTCTGAAACTGAAAAGGCCCTCAAGGCGTTCCAGCGGAAGATCGGCATCAAGCAGGACGGTCTCTATGGCAGTGAAACCCATCAGGCTTTGATGGATGCTGTGGCAGACGATGACGAAGGCAAGGCTGATTCCGCACCTGACACCGAAGCTACCGAAGAGGTGGCGCCGGCCGTCAAGCAGGTACGCATCGTGTGCGGCAGCGGCTCTGTCAACATTCGTGTGGGCAACGACACGAAGTATGGCCGCATTACTTCTGTAAAGGACGGTACGACCTTTGAGTGGGTGGCCACCGCTGAAAACGGCTGGCATGCCATCGTGGTCAATGCGCAGATCGGTTGGGTGTCCGGCAAGTATTCGCAGATTGTCTGATGCTTCGAATATAAATGTACCAAATCCATACCGGGGCCGGAGTAATCCGGCCTCTTTTCTTGTATATGACGGCATTGGCGGACTGCCTGGCCAGAAAGGAAACGCTTCGTGACGAACGCTGAAATGAATTACATTATCCGGTACAGAAAAGCCGGGAAAGGTTGTGCAGAGATTGCCCGAACGCTGGGGCTGTCAGCTAACACGGTCAAGTCCTTCTGCCGACGAAATAGCATTGTACCAGATGAGCAAGCGTTGCCTGCTGATTCTACCGAAACCAAATGCCTGCAGTGTGGAAAGGGTGTGAACAGAAACCCTCACAGGAAAGCGAAGCGGTTCTGCTCTGATACATGCAGGCTTGCCTGGTGGCATTCCCACAGAGATCTGGCGAGGAATGCGCTGGAGCGCAGGTGCCGTTATTGCGGGATGGTCTTTCATTCTGTCAGAGAACAGAAATATTGCAGCAGACGGTGCTATTTTGCTGCACGATATGGAGGAACGAGCAGTGAGCGTATTGCTGACCAAAGAGCAGTTTGACCGAGAGTGCGGCTATCGAACGGCACTTTCCATTATGGGTAATCTGTATGCACAGGGTCTGCTGACGGATAAGGAATACAGGCAGATCGAACCAATTCTTGCCCGAAAATTCTCCCCGGTATGGGCTGGTTTATCCGACGTATTGAGTGATAAATCTGCTTGAAATGACTTGATAATCCGTCCGAACGGCGGTAACATGCATCACTACCAGGGGGATTGATACAATGTACCCCGGAAAGGACGGTAACCATGAACGAGACGATGACCATGGGTATGAAGACGGTCAGCCGCATTGCGGCCCCCGTACAGATGCCCAGACTCAAGCGTGTAGCAGCCTATGCCCGTGTTTCCATGGGTAAAGACGCAATGCTTCATTCGCTGGCAGCACAGGTCAGCTACTACAGTGACCTAATCCAGCGCAACCCAGAATGGGAATATGCCGGTGTTTACGCCGATGAAGGGCTGACCGGCACCAAAGAAAACCGCCCGGAGTTTCAGCGGATGCTGAGTGACTGCCGGGCCGGTAAGATCGATATGATACTGGTCAAATCCATTTCGCGCTTTGCCCGAAATACGGTCACACTGCTGGAAACGGTGCGCGTGCTTAAGGAAATGGGCATAAGCGTTTACTTTGAGGAACAGAAGATTGATACCATGAGCGGGGACGGAGAGCTGATGCTCTCTATCCTCGCTTCTTTTTTCCAGGAAGAAAGCCGAAATGTGTCCGAAAACTGCAAGTGGCGAGTTCGGAAGAAGTTCGAGCAGGGTATTCCTACTGGCTTTCAGATGTACGGTTACGAGGTAAGAAACGGTGTTTTCACCATCATACCAGAAGAAGCGGATGTCGTTCGGCGCATCTTCCGCATGTATCTGGACGGCTTGGGCAGCGTGAGAATCATGAAAACGCTGATTGCCGAAGGTATCCCCGCGCCGGAGGGCGGACTTTGGAATGCGAGTGTGATTATGATGATGCTCAGAAACGAAAAATACGCTGGAGATCTGCTCCTGCAGAAGTTCTTCACCAACAATCATATCGAGAAGAAGCAGTTCTTCAATCGAGGCGAACTGCCTCAGTATTTTGTGGCTGGGGATCATGAGCCGATCATCGATAGGGAGACCTTTGAGGCGGTACAGGCAGAAATCGCACGACGTAAAGAAATCTATACCGCCAACGGAGGCCGTAAGGCGGCAGAAGATGCGGAAGATTACCTTCCTGAACTGGAAGAAAAGAAGCTCTCCGACCTGCCGCTGGGCGATCACATTCATTGCGGCATCTGTGGAAAGAAGTATCGCCGCAAGATTACACGCTTGGGTACTCCTTATGCAGCGCCCATCTGGATCTGCGGTACCTTCAGCTATAGAGGAAAAGCATACTGCGCCTCCAAGCAGATTCCCGAAAAGATTCTGATTGATCTGATCGCTGGCGTGCTGGGTATTAGCCCGATGCTTGACGATCAGGAGGCGCTTGACAGTATTCATCATATAGAGATGCATCCGAATAATCGGGTGCTGTTTGTTTTTCAGGATGGTCATACCGAGGAGCACTTCTGGAAAGATCATTCCCGAAAGGACAGCTGGGACGCTGAAAAGCGTAAAAAGGCTGCTGCGAAAACAAAGGAACAGCGCAAGCGCAGAAAGGAGCAGACTGCACAATGAGCGAAGCCAGAGCATACGAGCCTACCGTAACAAGGGTTAAGACGGTTACGATGATCCCGCCGCGCCTGCAGGCCATGCCGGGCATGCCAACATTTGCAGTGCGTCCAAAGCGCGTAGCTGCCTATGCCCGTGTTTCCACCAACAGCGAGGAGCAGCTGACCAGCTACGAAGCCCAGGTCAAGCACTACACCGAGCATATCAAATCCAAGGAGCATACCGACAACTGGCAGTTCGTGGACGTCTATACCGACAAGGGTATCACTGGCACCAGCACAAAGAAGCGTGAGGGCTTCAACCGCATGATACAGGATGCGCTGGCGGGTAAGATCGACCTGATCATCACTAAGTCAGTTTCACGATTCGCCAGAAATACGGTGGATACGCTGACCACCATCCGCAAGCTGAAGGAACACGGTGTGGAGGTCTACTTTGAAGAACAGAACATCTACACGCTGGACGGTAAGGGTGAAGTGCTGCTGACAATCATGTCCAGCATTGCCCAGGAAGAAAGCCGGAATATCTCCGAAAACGTGACCTGGGGCATGCGCAAGCGTTTTGCGGAAGGCAAGGTTACGATGGCCTACAAGCAGTTCATGGGCTATCGACGCGGTAAGAACGGTATTCCGGAGGTTGTGGAGGCCGAAGCGAAGGTCATACGCACGATCTTCAGACGCTTTCTGGAGGGTGCAACCCCTGCGATCATCGCCAGAGAGCTGAATCTCGCCGGTATTCCCTGTCCTTCCCGCAAGAGCCTGCTCGGTGAGGATGAGATCGAAGCAGCCAAGG